AAGAATTTGTAATAATGATACTGTCTTCTACTTCTAAAGTAGCAACATTTACTTCTGTCCTAGCACCTTGTACATAAAGGTCACCAGCAACATATAAGTCTTCTCCAATACCCACACCACCGGCTACAGTTAATGCACCAGTTGATGAAGAACCTGAAGCAGTAGTACCTAATATTTTGACTGTCCCTGGAGCTCTAAAGTCATTAGGAATAGAGAATGTTGCTGCTCTACCTTCTGTTCCAGTACCAGCTACTGTAATCTGATGAGCAGTACCAGTTACTGTTCTAACATAATCACCAGTAGTATCTGTAGTAAGAGCAACTGAATTAGGTTGCACTGTTAATGCAATACTCTGATTTAAGACACCACCGCCGTCGACGGTATTATTATCATATATAATGCCAGAACCAGTAACATCACCAGTAAATGTGAGTCTATGGTTTATTACGTCAAAGTCAAAGTTCTGATTCGTATCATCCCAATCTACGCTAATACCCGATTCAGAATTACTTGCAATTAAGTCTTTTGCGTTATAGAATGTTACAATGTCTGTAGTATTATCATTTGAAGCGTCGTTTAGTCCAACAAGTTGCCAAGCACGTGCTGGGTCTGTTCCAGCTAGTGTTTCGTTCCACTGAATTTTAGTAGTAGTTTTATTTGCCATAGAGACGTGAGCTCTATCAACACCAAAGCCCATAAGAGCAACATCGCCATCAACAAATAGGAATGGATACTCAAAATTAGCTCCACCACTACCCGGCAATACAAGAGATGCATCGCTTAAATCAAGAGTGGTACCTGTACCAAATGTCATTCTATCAGCATTATCACCATCATCGGTAAATGAAATATTGCCTCTGAAATCTAATTGAGATGTTATAGTCTGAAGGGAACTGGAATTTAAATATACTTTCTCAGACTCTAGTTCTCTTAGAGCGCCGGATATGTTACGATTGGCTGCTGAAAATACTGTTAGAACAGAATCACCAATCTCTGCATGTAATTTTTGTAATGCCCCAGTTACTGTGTCTGTTGTTCCGATATCAGCAATAGAAGTATCACCGATAAATGACGACATTGTATTTGTTGCAGTAGTGTGATCGGTAACATTATAGGTAAAATCACTTGGTAAATTATCAATAAGTGAAGATGAGCCAATCTCTGTATGTAGTTGGTTAAGTGCACCTGTAATAGTAGAAGATACTGTATTTGCAACAGGGACTCCACCAGCACTATATGACCCAATGTAATCTTGTATCGCATCAACTGCAAAAGTAATTGTAGCATTTAAACCAGTTCCTGCAAGATATTCAGTTGCGCCTATCTCAGCATCAATAGCATTTAGTCCTGCGGTAAGATTACTTAAACCAGAGGCCGGAGTATTAGTTCCAGTAATGATGGCGGAACCCATTTCAGTGTGTAATTCATTTAGAGCAAGCTTTACATTATTTCTATTAGAGAATAGTGTATTTAATTGTCCTACATCAGTAATACCTGTAACAGTAACATTACCAATAAATGTTGAATTACCGTCTACGTTTAAGTTTCTGTCTACATCTACATCCCGAGTAACAGTTAGGTCATTAGCAAATGTACCATCTGCTGCATTACCGGTTAGCATTGCAGTATTACCAGATTTAATAATTAAATTACCTGACGTATTTGTTAATGAACCGTATTGAACACCAGCATCTTTTAACTCTACATTACCACCATCAGCATCTAAAACAATATCTGCTGATGAATCAATTGTAAATTGGCCTGACGTTACATTAAATGCAGTTGAACCAGCACTAATTTCATGTGTTGATGCATCGAATACTGCTTCAATTTCATTTACAGCACTAGTAAGATTAGTAGCTACTGTTGTAAGATTTTCTGTGATACCTACATCATCTTGTAGTTCATTAACAGCATCTACAACTGTAGGCCCGAAGATTCTAATATTATCATTAAGTGTTGCAGGAGTATTTAACTCAATTGCATTACCAAATGTATTTTCAACGTGAGTGATATCTCCGTGGTTTGTTCCGGAAATTGTATCAGAAGATCCGTCAACTTTAATTTGGGTATTACCATTAAATACGCCGGTATATATTTTTAATTTAAGAATAGTGCTAGTAGAATAAAGAACAGTACCACTAAAGGTAGCAGCTGCTAATGAAGCTCCTTGATATACGGTAGCACCTTCACTGAATCCGGTAATTGATGGACTATTAAGTAATGGGATCGAGGCGTGATAATTAGCTACGTGAAACCCACCTGCATTTAAGTCTTGGTTAATTTCTGTATTATTTACATAAACTTTTACCAAGCCGATTGGATATGCTTCAGCCACAATTCTTGTGATATTAGCTGCTGGAATAGTAGCAGCACCTGAATCCAAATCAACAGAACTACTAAATGAACCGTTTGAGTGTTTAACTAATATTTTATCAGTGGATACTGAAACAATAGTTGCAGAATATCCACCCGCCTGGGTAATAATGCCATCAGTGACAAAACCAGATGTTGATGGAGATCCAGTAAGGATGATGTAGCCGCCAGTATTGTCTAGTGTTTCTTCAACCTTTATATTAAATTGATGTTGTTTGCCATTATCATCACTATCAGTAAAGAATATGGTTCCTGCCGGGACATTGTCGTGATTGAATACTCTATCCGTTATGGATGCATCCATCTGTTCATTGTCACCTAAGTGAAGAGAGACTTCATTTGACTTTTGCCTAAACTCTTCGAATGTATTAGTTTTAGATACTCTAGTTTCTTTATTAGCCATTATTTCTTACCTAACTGTTTTATCAGTGATTTTAATTCTGCTATATCATTTAGCATTTGAAGAATTTCAGCATCTTTTGCTTTAGTTAAGGCAATCTGTCTTCTTCTGGCCTGTATTGCAGTCGTATTAGTATTTATAACTGCTTGTGATGCTGTATCCTTAATTAGATCAGGATTGTCTTTTATTTTTTTAGTTCGTGGCATAATATTTCCTATGTAGAAGCAATTGCTCTAAAGTCTTTTACTAGTGGTACAGTAGAACTGTTACTTGATCTCATCACAATCTTAAATTGCATGGTACCAAAAGAGTCTGGTGAAGCAGAGTATGTAGAATCGCCCGGATCAATTGAATATGCAATTTCTTTAAATACCGAAGTGTTATCATTAATTGCAATTGGTTCAACCGGTGATGCATATTGCCATGCTACATCATTAATATCAATACTTGAACCACCCTCTACTACTCTAAAGTATAAATCAATATTAGCAGATCTTGGTCTATTGACATTTAAATATACATCAATCTTATCAGCCTCTTCAGCCAGTTCTATCTTCTTAGTTATATATCGTGCTGCTTGGTTACCACCTGTAGGAGATAATTCGTCACCCGAAGAAACATCAGTGATTATATTTTGAATAGTAAACAATGATGCTCTATTTAAATCAATTACTGGTGATAATGTATCTTTAGATGTAGTAAATACACATCTCAGATTATACGTTTTAGTATTAACATCAGTATTAGATACCGAATGAATTGCTTTAGGAGATGGAAATATAATATTTTCATTTGCCAGTATTTCAATCTCAGGTACAGCTATCTCATTAGGTGTGTATGTCGACATATAATACCTAATTTGAGTACCCGGCACTGTAAGTGATTGAATCATATTTCGTACTACATCCATTTGCCTATTTTCACTAGCACGTACTGAATTACCACCACCAGAACCTGTAGCACTAGCAACATCACCACTACCGGCAGTAAACTCGTAAGTATCGTGTGTCGTATTAGTGATAGTGTGAGTGCCGTTTAAGTTTGCCGTTGAGATTCCATTAAAGCCCACGGCACCACTAATTGTAACGTAATACGTATGGCCGGATGAATACATACCATGATTCTTATGGAAGACCTTTACCGTAGCACTACCATTAGTAGTAACCATAGAGTTAAGTGGTAGTCGTCGCGTCGGTAATATGTCATTCACCAAATTAAGTTCTGCACCAGATCCAGAAAAAGAACATCTATTTAATTTAAACTTAAGGTCTCTACTCTGTTCTGGTGTCCATGTAGAAGCATTAGCTGAAGTAAAGAACACACCATTGTATGGCTGTTTAGTAATTCTATTATTCGGGTTAGTCTTATCGAACCCACCCATTTCAGCAACCCATGCTTCATATAAATCAGACTGTGCCATAAGAACAATCGCATACTCTTGATTTTGAGCTAAGAATATAGGATCATCAAATGTTACCGTAGTTGCCGCAGAAGCATCTTCACTAATATTAACACTAGAAGGATATACTACTTTATCAGCACCTGGGACAATTCTTTGAGTTGGTGTGCCGTGCACAACAGATCTGATACTTACTCGTAAAGCAACACTAGGGTCTTTACTCTTCATATACAATTGAATTGACTTACAGAAAATGCCACCTGCTGTATCAACCAAGAAAGTTTGAGCAAGTGGATCAATCCATTCTACACTATCAGTAACGTTAGTTTCTAGTAAAACTCTACTATCTGACAGCTCCGTAGTAACGAGTGAAGGCACTTTAGTCGAAATAATTTCTTTCTCTACAGATTCAATTAATCCAGAAGCTGTAAACTGAGCTTCACAGAATGTAGTTTGGCTGCCATCACTAGGATTGTTAGTCAAAGAATCTGTCAATTTAAACAGTCTACTTCCAGTTTTAAACTGTAGCGTATTGTTTCTAGGGATAACAAATGAACCCTCTATGACACCATTCGCATTTGATATTAGTGCTGATGGTGTTTCGGGGTGTTGAGTATGCCCTTCATATGTTGTCACGCCAGTTCTGTCTGAGAATTCCTCAAAGCTCTCTTCTTTACAATAAAGAGATACATCAATATCATTAAAGAATGCATAGACTCTAGTATTAGGTTTAAGTAATTCAGCCTTAAAGAAAATCTTTCGTGATCTCATAAATGGCACAAAGTTCACTTCGACCACTCTATTATTAGATTCTCTAGTAGTAGTTGAAGATGATATCGCTGTAGTAAGTCCTGTTCTAGCCTGTTGTTCTGTGACAGTTGTTGCTGTAGTAGTAGTAATAGAAGAACGGCCTGGACCTACTCCACCACCACCGCCACCGATGCCGAAATTACCGCCAATATTAAAGTCAATTCCTAAGCCGCCAAGCTCAAATCCTTGACCTATTCGGCCGAAGTCTTCTTCCCACCAGTTAAATACTGGAACGATTGCATTACCTGCTGTTCCTGCTGTGACGGATCTGTTAGTAGATACGTCAGTCTCGACACCAGTCCAGTTGGTTTCCCATTCATTCCATACTGTACCCGTGATGCCAGTTTGATCGGCCATCTCAACAAATTGATTAAAAAGACCGTCATCATTAATAATGACATCAGGTCTGACATCAGTATCTTTCCATTCATCAGATTCGGGAGAGAGTGCTAATGTTCCACTCCATGTAAATACATTATATGGATTCACGTTAACCGCAACAGATGAATATGGTTGGTCGATATAATTAACTGAGGTGTGAGGTAGAGTAAGAAGAGATTTATTTTTAACTACGGCACCTGAGTCTGCAGGTTTGCGTACTAAATTGACATTCTTCTCGTCAAACTTAGCTCTTAGTAATCCATTAGCTTTATCTACTGCACATGCATAATCTGGGTCAGATGGATTACCAACATTATGTCCTCTAAACCCATCTACTACAAAACCATTCTTTGTTCTTGGGTTTACGCCATCAAATAGCTGCGTGTTAGAAGCTTGTTGTTCTAGTAAAGATAGTGACGTATAGTATTCTAGATTCTTAACTCGTTTGTCAATCCTACCAATATCCTTCATGGTATATCTTTTATTATCAATTAGCCTTGGTATCACATCAGAAGTACTAAAGACATATGGCTTTAATTTAAGGTCATATAAACCCATAGAATCTTCGGGTGCCGCAGGGGCCTTAGGATTATCTGAAGGAACACCGGTTGCAACCTTTAACTCGCCTTCTTTAGTAACATATAGCTTATCAATTCTAGGCATGTAATATTTTAAATACATTGATATTGCATGGTTGGGATCAGGAGCATTAGATATTGAAGCATTAGTTCCCGTGAAGTTTGAACCAGTATCATCTTTTCTTGGCCTAAAATCAATACAATCTCTTAATTGTACAACACCTTGTGCCGAGTTAAACGTAGGAATTGTAGCGTAGTCCGCGCTGGGATATGAATCAACCGTAAAGTAGTCGCCTCCGGCGTGAGTGTAATAATCAAAAGTAATTGAAAGATTACCCGATACTGGGGAGTTTCCTGGATTAAGTGTAACCCTACCAATATCATAGTAGTTATCTCTTTGGCCATTATCAAGGGTAAACCTTTCGGTTACATTGGTTCCTGTTGCATCAGTAATAGCAGTAACTCTAATAATATCGGCCTTACCTAAAGAATATGAGCCATCTGCACTTGCAGTAACTCCCGATGCGATTGCACCATTCTGTCTTGTCTTAGATTTCTCTACAGCTTCAGAACCAGTAATTCTAACATCAATAACAGCTCTAACTGCAGTACCATTTGAACCTGGAGTTGAAAATGTTAATGTTTCAGCACCATCTACGGGGTTGTTTAGTAGTGTCGGGTTGGTCTGTAACGCACCAGTACCGACTGCAATCATAGTAGCATTATCTATATTAACAAAGGTTCCATTACCAGTCATGTTAATCGTAGTCTGGCCGCCTTGAATTGTGCTGTGAAAGTCTCGCTTAACAGTATAATTTGTGGTATTAGTAACACCATTATATAATTTTTGAACTGCGGCATAAGGTAGTTTAAATACAAGTCCATTATTGCCAATGTCATATCTTAATGCTGTAGCATCTGCAATATCACCACCAAAAGGAATACCCGATGCCGGATGCGCTTGGCTCACACTTCGTACCGCAGAGAATGAGCCAGAAGTCATTACGATATCAAATATATAAAGTCTAATTTCATCTGCAATATTTTGCATTGCTCTAATTCGAGCAGTACCCACAATAGAACCACCTTGGGTAATAGCATTGTGTAAGTTCATTGTACTAAATGTAGATAAATCTGGAGCACCCCTAACAGTAGATTCTGTTAGTTTAATATAGTTACCTACTGGTGTGGCAACGGTAGCATTAGCATCAACATTGACCGAGTTTGCTTCGTCTCTAGGTTTATCAATTACAATATAGTTCGTTGCCGTATTTTCATTTCTAAACCCTTGAACATAAGATACTCCGGGCTCAACACCAATCGCAAGTTTTGACTCAAGGCCACCTTCCGAAGCAAGTTTGTAACCGTTATTACTGGTAGTATTTAAATGTTCTTTAATATCTAACTGATATGGTTTAACTGCATAGTTGCCAGATTCTTCAAAAGTTCTTCTAGCTAATCTTGTAGTTAATTCTGAAGAAACATCTGTTGCATCTGTTTCATCTACCTGAATCTTACCTGCATCAACTCTTAATAGTGTTACATAATTAGTATTAGCACTATTAAGATCAGTAAGTGATTCCTTCAATAGAGTAGTCGCAATCTTATATCTTGTAGCACCGGGAGCTGCTTCGTTGGGAGTGCCCTGAGCATTATCCTTAAGGAAAGCATCCTGATCGGTATCAACTATTGATTCGACCACATCAAGGCCGACAACATACGATGGAGTGTTAGAATATTTGTCAAGAATTAACTCACCTGCAGGAACATATACAAATGTACCTGATAAGAAGTATACGCCCTCTTCAATATTTACACTAGAACCTATACCTGTAGGAGTTCCTGTAGTTTGAACTTTACCGTAGAAAGTAGTAGCCCCATCTGATGCAAATTGTTCACCTGCAGCAAATGTAGAAGTAGTTCTTGCAGCACCTGATGACCCAGCGTATTTAATGTATAACGTGTTCGGGTCCGAACCGTCTGATGCTACAACCGAAAGTACTCTAGCCTTAATTTCTGTCCCAGTATTTGCTGTACCCGTAATAGTAGTACCTACAAATGAAGTTAAATACCCATCGGTATTTAAAGTAGTACCGTCACTATGCAAGAAAGATGAGTCAATTTTAATAAAGTCATACTGGGTATTAATTGTGACTTTACCACCAACAACTCTTGATCCGTGTTTAAATGCATACTGTCCAAACCTATCAATCTGCGCTTGGAGTGCAGTTTGCATTTGAGTCAGTTCTCTGGCCTGAACTGCATAACCTGGCCGATACAGAATTCTATGATAATTCTTTGTTTCATCGAAGTCATCATAGTATGGTGCTATGGGATAATTCTTAATTGTGGTTGTGCTCATATGTCCTTTCTCTTTTATTTAATATACTATGTATATTAGAATTCAATGATAACTTTAATGTCTTCGATCTGGGTAGTAGTTCTATTAATAGGAGTTCTATTTTCTAAGAACATAATATCGCCAGTACCAGGGTGAGATTCCGGATTACCTAATGCTGATGAACTTTCAAGGCCGCCAGTTGTATTACTAGTTTGACCTACAATGTTTTCAGAATTCTGGAATGCTTTATAACCAGTTTTAGCATTTTGATGATAATATATAACGCCAGTATCAGAATCAATTTGAACTACATATGCCTGTGCACCTGAGGTACTACCTACAATTAATTCATCGACCTGATAATCGGTTACTGTTACGCCAGAAGTGAAGTCTAAATATCTTAGAGACTTGAGAGTAGCTGCTGTAGCAATTGCACCAGGCCCGTATACCCTAGGATTTCTAATGAGCGTTACTTGTCTAAAATCATTACCAACGGTAAGGTCGCCCTCTTCGTTACCAGTTAATTGGGTATTTAGTCCTATGAAAAATGCTCCCAATTCTTTAATGGGTTGCACACCATGGCCAAGCTCTGGAGAAATTACCGCTCTTGCTGCAGCATCACCAGAACTAAATGTTATATCAGCAACACTATAGTTAGTACCTTTATTGTTCATAGTAATACTTGCAACTGTTTGATTAGAACCTGATCCACTCATGACTGCAGTAGCAGTAGCATTTGTACCATCTCCACTAATAACTACAAGAGGGGTTGAGGAATATGTACCACCGGCTGTAACTTCAATTCTTTCAATACCTGCGGCAGTGATGGAAGCTCTTGATGCCTTTTGGTTAAGAAATTGTGCATAGTCGGCTTCTGAAAAGGCTGCCTCTGCCTCTGCATTAGTATACTCAGCCTTCGGGGTTGTTCCTGAAGCTGGATTAATAAACGGAACAGTTTTAACTGGCATATATGATATGGTTAAAAACTTTTCTGCATCTGCAACTGAAATCGTGTACATATATTTCCAGATATATCCATCAGATTCAGCAGTAGGATCCGTAAGTGTTTGTGTGGGTTCAACAAGTGATACAGAACCACCAGCTTTAATACATTTGTAAACCTTAAATTCGGAAGTTACAATGTAGAATGCTTTATCGAAGATCGAGCCGTCATCTGAATCCCATGCATAGTAGCTGTTGTTAGCTGCCCAAGTATGTCTAGGCACAACGTGAGATACATCTGCTGAATTAATTAATTTCATACCAATCATGTTTTGGTACGCCTCACCCAATGAGTCTAACGCATCGACTGGAGTAAAAGGCGCGGTGTCGGTAGTATCTGATGTGGTTAAAGACCACACATCCGATTTTCCGATTCCTACATATACACTAGTTGCGGCATCAGCTACATCTTCTTTAAAATTCTCGGCGTTTATTACCCTAAAATTTGATGTTACTATAGCAGTCATTTTTCTATTTCCTATTAATTAGTATGAATAAAAGAATTCACATTATATTTATTTATATTGGTTGTGGTAGTACTTTGTATTTGCCTAGATCCTAATTGATCAAACGTTGCATTGAAGTTCCACCTCTTGGCACTATTGTTGAAAGTGTTACCCTTTCTGTTGAAGCTATTATTACTAATATGTGTTCTCGTACCGTGTTCTATGTGGTTTATCAGTAGTATAAGAATTGGCCTTAAGTCTTTACCTCTAATCTCATTATTAGCATTGGAATTAATTCTTACTATTGGGTCACCTGTATAACCAGAACCAGGATTAGTAATTGTATAACCGTTAATCTCATTATTACTGTCTAATGTAAATGTGGCTGAAGCAAGTGCGTTAGATGATAATAATACTCCTGCAGAGTCTGTGGCTGTAGGTTGAGATATAACAATAGATGGTACACTATTAAAGTTTTTATCCGCGCCACCGACAATTTCAATTGCGGCTAATTGGCCTGAATTGGGATTGGCCGCAACAGAACCGAATGCTTGTTGATATCCCGAACCACCATTGTTAATTGTTATATTATCAATATCTAGTCTACCACTAGCATCTAAGCCTATAACTATATTAGGTTGTACCAACGACTGGCCTGTGATTGGTACTCCATTAATTGTAAATGAAGGAGGTGATGTATATCCATAACCAGTTTTATTTATTTCCACTTTAGTGATTGTGCCATCAATTTTAGTAGGAGTTAATGTTGCCGTGGTTCCTGTAAAATTGTGGGTCGTACCAGAACCCTGACTACTTATCTGAACTTGTGATCCATTAAGCACAGTTTGAAGAGTTACTCTATTATTAGTATTGGTCATAATAAAGTATGTATCGCCACTGATTAATCCACCAATAGAAGTTCCGCCGCCAGAATTATAGGTAACTTGAGAACCAACAGGCAATGCTGCAGCCTGAGCGGCAGTTAACTTAATAGTGTTATTAGTTATGTCAACAATTCCGGTTCCTGCAACTTCATCATCACTACCATCGAATACAATAGGTGGTGGAGCAGCTGCAGTCACTGAAGGTATGTTATAATCATAACCACCATATATTACATTAACGCCTGTAACTGAACCATTTACTACAACTGATTCAAATGTACCAGTAGTAAATCCTGCAGGTACACCAGTATCTGAACTATTTAATACAGGAGCAACTAAATAACCGGTACCGCCTGAATTAACAGCTACTGTAGAAATAACTCCGTTCTTAATACTGCCTGGTGGTATATTAATTGTACCAGTAGCATGTATTTTTGCTTTAATTGAAGGTAAGAATACCGACGCAAACATATCTACAAGTATAGGTAAATCTTCAATTCCAATTGCACCTGGTTGTCTCTCTGGCATAGCTGATAACACTTTACGATATAAAGTATCACCATCAGCAACATCTTCACCCAAAATAGCTTTAGATAATTCTATAATCATTAGAATTTCGCCGAAGAATTTAAATCCAGCCGGGTGTACTAGTCTGTTAAATACGTTCTCCCAAGTAGATACATTCTGACCTGTTCTAATTAAGTAAGAGAATTTTTGGTATCTTAAAGAATCCTGAATCTTAATAACATTAGACAATTGGCCTTTATTATCAAGATACTGACCACCTTTTGGTAGTGCGGGATTTATGTCCCAATTACCTGAAGAAGGAATTAAAGTTTTATCCCATGGATACTGTACTTCCACTTCATCATTAAATAAGAGTCTGAAAAAGATTTCAATAGAATCTGCAGAACCTCTTACTTTATAGTAGTCAACAATGCTTTTATATAGATTTCTCTTATTTACTGCAATATCTCTCGGTATTACGGATGCGATTTCTTTCTGCATTAACTCCAAGAATTGAAGTGAATTATTATCAATGTCCATTGCACGATCAATATTATTTAAAACATGAGACGGCCCAGGCCCTACCCAATTTTTAATAGGCGTATTTAACTTAGCAGTAGAACCGTTTGGCGCAAATACTACTTCGTCTGCATTTGGGTTCGCAGTAATTGTAACAGTGGGTGGGTTTTCTGCAGTGTAACCACTTCCTCCATTTGTTATTGTCAGCTGTAAAGAACCTGATGTATCTAAATATGGATTTGGATTTACCGTTGTGGAAAGCTGTACACTTGCCGTGGCTTGGGTGCCTGATTCTGGGGCGGCAATAGTGATTGTGGGCGCGGTTGGATATCGATACCCTAAGTCACCGATAAATCCTGTCACAACTCCGTTTACGTCAACAATAGGTGATACCACTGCAGATTTTTTGGTCACATCTGGAATTAGTACCTGAAAGGTCTTACCAATTTCGGATGTTTCTAATGCAAGAGATCCGGGAAGTTCGTTGCCGTTAGATATGTTTACATTAATATCATTTAATGGTAGAATAAAATTAGCACCAATAGTAGGTGTGACCGTCATAGTTGAATCAGCACCTTGCTCATCAGTAAAGAACTGATTATTTTCATTTTTAGGATCCGATATTCTAAATACTGCTTTACCGTCAAGTATCACATCTTGGAAATCTTCATTTGCTGCATATATAAATTCATCCAAATTCATAAATGTATAGTATGCTTCTAGCAACTGTTTCATACCGGCAGAGTTTTCTAAAATCTCCGAAGGTATTAGCTGCTCAACTCTTAGCTTCTCTTTACTCTTTCTTGTAGAAGAAGCAGTGGATTCAATATAGCCCGGAGACGATATGTCGTTGGTATATTGTTTTACTTCTTTAATGTGTGTACTCATTATCTCAATCTCGACGGAGTGGAATAATTAATAGTGCCGGTAGAACCTGATACTGCAATCGTATCTACCGCAGGAGTAACCTTAACTCTTAGTGCATCAATAGCAATTAACTGGTCTCTTTTAGGAGCCAAGTCTAATGAATCAGGCGTAATCGTAACTCTGATAGAAGTAGTGTCGTATGTTGTAAAGTTATTAAGTGTAATAGTACCTTTATCAGGATCAATAATTCCAGCATCATTCACTACAGTCACATTCTTACCAGCAACAACTTTATAAATGATAACTTGCCTATTGACCGAATTAGCAAGAGGAATATCACCAAAGAAGTGATCGACTGATGCAGAATACGACAGTTTAAATGATGTCGAAGTAAGAATAAAATCAGTAGATGAACCAGACTTATAGAATGGTGATGTAAACTTTAACGTAAAGTTGTTAGAACCTTCCACTATACTTGGTGTGATATTCATAAACATATACGGTCTTACTGTAGAGTTCTGAATTGCCGGATCTGCTGCATCAATTAGTGAGGTAATTTGTGAGTGTCTAAACACGCCATCAAACTTATTAAGGTTATTAAAGTTATAATCCGAAATAGTATCTCTAACAACAGAAGTTAATTCTACCGAAGTTCTATCTGTAAGGTTTGGATTATATTTAAAGAATACATCCAGTTCCAAGTAAGTGTAGTTTGGATCTACAATTTCTGGTATAATGGAAACTACGTTCTTACCTTTAAGGATAGTACCAGTGATTTCGTTTCTTTCTGCAAGAGTTAATACCTCTGCAGTAATTGGTTTAATAGAGATATATGCTTTACCATAATCAGGTGGATCTTGGTCTTCACCACCCCAACAAGAGATAGAAGCAATGTTAGTAAATTCTCTTTGAATAATAGCTCTATAATCGTCTGATGTAACAGCTCTATTCTGTGATGTAAATGTCAATGGTGCGTTGAATCTAATTGATTCTGAAGTTTCTTGTTCGGCACCACCAACTGCAGCAGATAGTGTGGTTACAGTAGAAGTACCAAACCCACCAACAGAATCTGACATAGTAAATATATTAGCGCCATTAGACTCTTCACCTTCGGTATATACATAGTCGAGTGTAATGATGTTATTATTATTTGGTTTTCTTCCAGTAACACCATCACCAAAATAAATTTCATAATAATTACTAGAATTTTCTTGTAAATAATAAACCTTAGATGTAGAATCAACATTCAATAAAGTTTCAAATCTGGTATAAATATCAAACGCTGTTGACTCTTCGTTCTCTTGTACTCTTACTCTTAAAGTACTTGAATCCGCATCGTTGTCAGACAACTGAAATTTCTGGTTTTCAATATCATTGTCAACCCTATATTTAAGAGACTTATAATATCCTTGAGCAATATCTACATTTGTAAATGTGTATGTTTTAGTATGAGGAGAGGTAGCTGTATCTACTTCTAAACTAGCAGTTTGGGTTTCTAATGTAACATACTGGAATTGTTGTTGAGCAACAGTAGTACTTAACTTAGTGCCACGAGCCATTGATAAATTATCAGTTAAAGTTCCAACCTCATTCGTTACATCAATAATAATATTAACCCTGGCCCTTGGAGCAAGAATAGAGCGAGGTACGTATCCAAGAAGTTTAGCTCTTGTGACTACGTTACCACGAATCTGTGCTGAGTCCAAGAATGCTTCATTCAACGAGAAGTGAGCTGCCATCGCATTATAGTGAGTATTATAAGCTAATACATCAAGTAGAGTACTAAGGCCTGACCCCTCAAAATTATAGTCGTTAAACTCTGACTGGGTTTTTAAATAATTTTTAAGATTTTGTTTTATCTGGTCAAAATCTAGTTCCGTTACATTTAAGTTACTCGCCATGGTTTACCTCAACCTTCTTAATACAATTTCAACAGATTCGTTGGTATCATATTCTTTTATTTTAAATATTACATTAATGTTATATGCATTAGAGTCTTCTTCATAGTGTATTTGTATTCCTCTTACAACTACTCTTGGTTCATACTTCCTTATTACTCTTCTGATATTGTCCTTAAGGGAAATTTTAGTAATTGAATCGGCTGGTTCAAAGAGTAGGCCCCTTAGATTGGCACCAATATCTCTACTAAATGGCCGTTCATAAAAATTACTAATTAGCAAATTCCTTACTGCATTTTTAATAGCGTTGTCGTCCTTTAATGGAATGATATCCTTTCTGATAGGATGCAAAGTTAAAGACAAATCTAAGTCTCGCCAGCCCTTTACTCGAGCTGTAACTCTTGCTTTCTTTAAATCTCCAGTTACACTTTTGTCGGAGAGAATTTTAGGTGAACTTGCCATAGTAGTATTTATACCTTTTACTTAGTGGTTTTAACCGCCTAGTGCTGTTAATCTTGCAGCAATTTCGTCCAGGGCCGCACCAACATTTGTTGGAACTGTATTCCAATCGCCATTAGTAGTCGGCGTGTAGTTTAATGTAAGGTCCATATTACCATTAGTTCCTGTAGTAGGTAAGTTATATACTACGTTACCATTACTATCAAGATAAGCAACCTTGCCGTTTTTAATTCCCATATCTGCCATTCTTATCCACTCCCAGGTGTTGTTGTACCGGCACCGAGTCCAGGTGTATCATTATGTGTATGACCGGTAAGTGTCACCGAACCACTGGTAACTTCGCCTGAAGCAGTTATAGTAGACGAATTTGTTTGAGCATCAGTGACGTCTAGCGTTGATTCCAACGTAGTTGCATCAGTGACTGTTAATGTACCAGTAATTTTAGTATTCCCATCTATATTTATTATATCATTAACAGCATCAATTTGTATACCACCTTCAGCATCAATAAGAATAGTAGTGCCACTTGTGTGCTTAACATTAAGTCTTTCAGCACCTGCGGTATTATCAATTTCAATTAAGTGGCCTGCTTTGGACTTATATACTTTATTCTCTACTGATGATTCAGTTGGTATATCTTGTACACCATCTGTTTGTGTAGCGACTGAACCCATTATCATTGGATCTTGTGCAGAAGGACCATCTCTAAAAAATCCTACTACCCATGAACCAACTTCTAAATGATGGTTACCGCCGTTACCTTTCATAGATGCAGTGGTTGCTGGCATTATAACTGTCGCCCATGGTAGGTGCTTATTATCACCAATACCATCATAGAATCCTAAACAGTGTACCTTTACTCGGTTTAGATTAAGAGGGTCATTAATATCCTTTACAATACCCGTAAACCATTCAAACTGTCCTCCGATAAATTCATCTGCTTTCATTATATTACCTCGGTTGAACCTGACTGATTATCCAACTTTATGATATCATTAAGGTCTGCATGGAATGAATTTGATTTTAGTTCAACCTGCAAGGTATATTCATCCGAAAATTTATGTATGATTGATGCGATTAGATATTTACCCGACTGCATTTTATCTATTGGGTCTGATATGTTATCAGCCGCTCCAGTTTTATTTACCTTTATATTTAATATTTGGCCCGATTCTAAATTAAAATTCCCTGGGAGTAAAACATCGTGCACAATAGTATCTTCTGTAGATAGATATGCCTGACACTTTCCCATACTTTCAATTGATGGTTCTTGAAAGTTAAATTGGCCTTCTCCGTATGCCAAAGAATTATTGGAGATAAAATAATTTTTTCCTGATGCTATTTTATCTATTGGTTGGCCGCCATACTGGTCATTATTATTCCTTTTAGGGAAGGGATCATATGAATTTAATTTTCTAACATTCTTATAATTATATTGTTGTCCTTTTACATTATAAGTCTTAGTAGCAATGTCAATTGATCTGGTAGTAGAAGCAAATGCTCCCTCACCACTAGCAACATACTTTGATAAATTAAGATCAGAAGATAATTTTCTAATTCGCTTAGAAGTTTCTGTAAAGTATTCTTTACTACCGATAGTAGATTTTAGAACAGGAGAATGTACATATTCTGCCACTGCTTCTTGATCTGCAAAATCCTCATATGATTTATACTTTACTTTACTTTTTAAAGTTTCATAAAAATAAAATGGCGCCCCAGTAGTAGTAAACGAATTACTGTTTAACCATTTAATAGCAGCCAATGGTCTTAATTTAGGTATAATGCATTTAATATTTTTATAAGTAGAGGTATTAATATCTAATTCTTTAGGTAAAATTCTCAAATCTGATGTGCATATACCTTTAATAATAGAACCGATAGTACCTTCTTTATACTGGTCTATGGTCTTACTGTTATTGACATATGCATGCTTAGAAACACATCTAAAAACATAACTAGAAGATCCATTCTTCTTTCTTGCAAAATTAATTATTTCTGAAATATAAAATGTATGTTGATGCTTTTCACTATCCTTTGTATCAAGCTCTTGTCTCTTAACTAAAATTTCTATCTTTTCATCACCATTAAGTTTGGCAGATTCAAATAGGTTAACACCGTCAATAATAACAATCTCTGCATCAATAGATGATGTGTATATACTTTCCGTAATTGTAATTTCAGTACAGAGCTCTTTAATTTCAATAACGGTTCCGTCAGTAGTGGTAAGAGCAACTGAGGATAGAGTATACGACCCAGGCGATACTCCAGCATTTCCTATTAATCTGGTAGTATTTCTAGTCATTGTTTAATAATTCTTCAAATTTATCAACGAATTGTGTTATATACTCTGGTGAAATTACTCGCATTTTTGATCTCTCATCGTTAGTAGTTTCGAGGTGTTCTCTGTTACTGACAAAATCTAGGTCGTAGGCCGGGGTTCCACCCGACACATGCACACCATTATCTTGCACTCTCTTTTCTGGATCGCCTTCAAGAAAATAAAAGTATGGTGCATCAATATATTTATATGTAATATATGAGTCGACCGAATCTTCACTAGTACCCCCGGTTACTACTTCCGTAGCATTATTTACCAGAGTGGGATCACCAATAAACGTGCCAGTACAATCCTGCACTATTAGTTGATTAAGGTCTCCAAGTTTTTTAGTAAGGGTTCCTGTAGCACCATTAAATGAACCGGTAAGTGTCTCGCCTAATGTAAATCTACCAGACAGAGAATTTTCAAAATCGGTAATAAGTAGGTCTGTATTTCTTCTAATGATAGGCCTTGTGGTAATAGCAAACCCGTTGTACTCCGTTCTCATATACTCTTGCAGATCTTCTTGTGACATAGGCCAAGCAGCAAGACCCGAATTTAAATATTCATTGACGATAAAAAACGTCCAATAATAATCTGGTGTTCCGTATAGTCTTTGTGATATAACATCAGGCCTTTCACCATTTTTTATTTCGTAGAATTTATAAGCTGATATGTCATCAATAAATTCTCTCAACGGCCTGACCGACCTGTATATATTAACAACGTTTTGTAATATTCCGGATTGGTTTAAGTCATATCCTATTTTAGGAAATAGTTTAAAAAATGCCATTACTCATCTCCTTCCGATATTTCATCTTCTTCATATAAATCACCACGAGTCAATGCTTTAACTTCTTGGAATGTAGCAGCTATATCAATCTCTACTGGTTGACCATCATCATGAAAAGCATTAGTCTGTGAATTATATGTGGTTTGTAAGTTTAATAGGTAACACTCTTTAATTATTGGCATATATTTATTTCTAGAGCCACCATTAAAAAATTCTATTTTAAATCTATTTGGATATTTTAACTGTGAAGCGCCAGCTTCTTCCGGGTACATATTTTCTCTAAAGAAGTGCTCAATGTCTAGTGCGATATCAGCTTCTTTGGCACTTTCTGATACAAGTTTAAATGTAAACCCGAAAGACCTAATACCACTTCCGGTATATTGTGTTTCCGTATATGGATTAGATGCAATACCAGCTCTTAGTTTGGCCGCTCCACCTAAAGCTGCACCAGCCCCAGCAGAACCTAATGCATTACCGACCAGACCACCAGCATCTGCTGCTAATCCACTAACATCCGCGCCAGTAATATTGTTACCCTCAGTATTAAATGCACTTTCAGCTGCACCAGTTGCTCCTAAATCAATACTAGTATATGATGCTGAATCTGGTACTGAAAACCCCTGAGGGATAAACAAGTGGCAACAAGGGCCATCGTCGGATTCGCCTAGTACTTTAAATCTAACATGAGCAGTACCCTTATCTGATTCCGATCTAAGTGATGATGGGAATACGAGTATGGTATTGCTATCACCCTTCTCTGCATCACTATTAATGGTATTAGCAAGTTTGTTAAGCATATGTATTTACCCTTATAAATAATAATTTACTATAAAGGTATTTATAATGGCTTACAGAGGGAAATACACAATTAAAGACAAACGAAAGTACATGGGTGATGCCAGTAAAGTCGTTTATCGTTCTCTATGGGAGAGACAAGCATTTAAGTGGTGTGAATCAAACCCCAGAGTTAAGAAATGGAATAGTGAAGAGGTTGTTGTTCCATATAAGTGTAAAACAGACAATAAACTTCATAGGTACTATGTAGACTTATTAATCGAACTTGATAATAGAGAGATTATATTAATTGAGATTAAACCAAAGAGTCAAACTATGCCACCCAAGAAAGGTGCTCGTAAAACCAAAAGATATATTAATGAGGTTACATCATACATTAAAAACACCTCTAAGTGGGAAGCTGCACAACAATATGCAGACCATAAAGGTTGGAAATTTCAAGTGTGGACCGAAGACACTTTAACCAATCTTGGTATCAAACTAATAAAGGGATAGTATAAATAGTAGTATGTCTATATTCGATAAAATCAGTGCCGCGGCATTCAGAGCAGGAATCCGATCTAGGACCCCAGAATCCGAAGAGTGGTTCGGTAAAAAGGTAAAAGAACTTGCTGTTCCTTCTAGGACTAAAATTCTTAAGGATGATGCACTAGAGAAACAGACTAAAATTCGTGTAGGTGATATGGTCATGTATTTTTATGATCCTAAAACAAAAGAAACCCTACCATACTATGATAAATTTCCATTAACTATTATTGTAGGTCCTGCACCAGGCGGATTCTATGGATTAAATCTCCATTATGTTAACCCTGTTGCACGTGCAAGATTATTAAATGAATTATTTAAACTTGCACCTAAAGATTTAAAACCAGATTCTCGTTTAACCCGATTAACATATGACTTGTTGCAAGGGGTTAAGAAGTATAAAGAATTTGAACCATGCTTTAAAAGGTATTTAGTATCTCACGTCAAGTCACAGATGTCACGTGTGCCTATGACCGACTGGGAAACAGCAATCTATCTACCAATACAGCAATTTAAGAAGAAGAGCGCCCGATCGGCCTGGGCTGATTCCAGAAAAGTGTACCAGGGAGGCAGATAATGTCCATTGATAATTTAAAAAGTATAATCAGTAAACGAGGTGGACTTGCAAAGACAAATAGATTTCAAATCTTTTTTACACCACCACAGGGTAATCTGTTAAGTACCCAAGGATTAGTAGGAGCAATTACATCTGGCGGCGGCCTTAAATCTATGGTAAATGACCCTAGAGATATTTCTCTCTTATGTGAGAACGTAACGATTCCCGGTCGACAGATTGCAACACTTGATTATCAAGCAGATAAACAGGCAGTAAAGATACCGTATTCCTTTATTAATGAAGATGTGACGTGTTCCTTCTTACTCACCAATGATTATTATATGAAAACTATGTTTGACGATTGGTTAGAACAAGTATTTAATACTGAATCATACCGTGCAAAATTTAAAAAAGATTTTACTTCGGATGTTGTTATACAGCAGCTGAATGAAAAGAATATTCCCGTATATGGAGTTAGGTTAGAAAATGCCTTTCCTACCACAATTACTGGAATTGCTCTGGACAATAACAGTGAAAGTGCTGTCCAGAAAATTAGTGTAACATTCAGTTACGATAACTATGTACCAGAAGGGCCGTTGTCTTCAACAGCGTCAGCATTCAGAAGCGCGATACCATCTGGTCTTATATAATTTTAGGAGATTATAATGGCATTACCAAAACTTAATAGTGCGAGCTATGAAACAACTATCCCTTCTACCGGTCAGGTTATTACTTTTAGACCTTATCTAGTAAAAGAGGAAAAGATATTAATGATGGCACTAGAGTCTAATGATCAGAAACAGATTGTTAAGGCAACTAAGGATATGATATCCTCTTGTGTGATAGATGATATTAATATTAATAAATTAGCTACATTTGATATTGAAAGTTTATTCTTACAACTTAGATCAAAATCTGTTGGAGAATCTATAGGACTTAAAGTCAAGTGTGATCATTGTAGTACACAGAACGATGTGAGTGTTAACTTTGATGAAATTGGAGTTGATGTACCCAAAGATGACGGTGTAATTATGATTACCGATACAGTCGGTGTTCAAATGAGATACCCATCATTCGATGATATATCATCCATTAACCCTGATAAAGAGGAATCCATTGAAACCGCATTTGATATTATTATGAAATGCATTGATAGTGTGTTTGATGAAGATAATGTTTATCCTGCTGCAGCAGAGGGTAAGACTAAAATGAGAGATTTTGTGGAGTCTTTAAATACTGCACAATTCCAATCACTGGCAAATTTCTTTGAAACCATGCCAGTACTAAAGACTACAGTAGAATTTAATTGTACTGCATGTAAAGAGGATAATTCTACGGAATTAAAAGGTCTACAAAGTTTTTTTACGTAGGCCTCTCTCACGATAGCCTAGTTAATCACTACAAGACTAACTTCGCGATGATGCAGCATCATAATTATAGTTTAACTGAACTAGATAATATGATGCCTTGGGAAAGGGAAATATATGTCGCGCTCTTACAGGAGTGGATAAAGGAAGAGAACGAAAGAATTAAAAAGGAAAATAAAAGATGACCGAAGAAAATAAAACTCATCCAGCGGACACTAATGGCGATGGTAAAGTATCTAAGGAAGAGCATGATATGTACTTGGAATTTAAAAGAAAAGAACTTGATGACCAAGATGCTATGCGAGATGCTCAGAGAAAGATGGCATGGTTTGCTCTCTTAGGCATGTTACTATATCCATTTGCTGTGGTAATAGCAAGTTGGTCAGGACTCAATGAAGCTCAGTCAACTCTGGGTTCTATGGCGCCAACATACTTTGTAGCCGTAGCAGGTATTGTAGCAGCCTTCTTTGGTGCACAGGCCTTTACTAAAAAATAGGAATGACCGATGAAAGATAATCCCACACCACCTGATAATCAAGAAGATCCTTTTGCGGGCCTCACCAAGGGGTTGCAGGAACAGAATGCTCTGTCTAAGGCAGCTGCTGACAATAAGTCTTTAGCAGATAATTTACAGAATCAGTTATTAAATGACTCCGTAAAGTTAAACGATGAACAGAGAAAGAGTATGGAAGAAATGGTCCGGACTCTACAGTCTAAGGATCCTGCTGATTTAGAGAGGCAGAAAGAAGCAAGGGCACATGCAGATAAGGTATTGGAAGCTTTAGAAGGGATCTTATCTAACACTGAAGACCTTGGCAAGATTGATGGGCCAGTTGCAGGTGTGAGTGCAGCATTACTCGCCATTCCAGTTGCACTATTGGCATTGGGTGCTGGGTTCGCAGTGGGTGTGGCAGAATCATTTACTAAAATTATTAAGGTATTTACTAAGGTAATATTCAAAGCAGTTAATGCTGTAACTAAACTTTTCGGAATTGATCTTGCTAAGATCGGTAAAGGTTTAGGTAAATCAATCACCGGATTCACTAAGGGTTTTGGAGCATCAATTAAAGGTATTGGAACAGGAGCATCTGCACGTATCGCAAAGATTGCGGATAGTATCGGAGATATATTTAAGCCTCTCACTAAGGGTTTAACTAACATTAAGAGAGCATTCACCGCTGGATTTGCAGGATTAAAGACATTTAGAACAGCTACGGGCCAGTTTGGTAAAGTAGGGTTCTTTGGTAGACTGGGAGGTGTATTCCAATCTCTTACTAAACCCTTTAAAGCTATAGGTGGTGTAGTTAAGAGCCTTAAGGACTTTGTACTAACCCCTATTAAGGCGGTAGGCAGCAGCTTGCGTTCTCTTAAAGGTGCAATGCCGGGTGGTGGTGTGAGTAAAATTATTAAACCAGCAGTAGATACCATCAAAAGAATTGTAGGCATACTAAAAAGTGTCGCTAAAGTTGCTGGTGGTTTCGGTAGAACACTAGGTAGGTTATTCTTACCAATAACTGTTATTATGTCACTCTTCGATACATTCAAAGGTGCTATGGCTGGGTTTGATAAGTACTCGGAGAAAGGTTTCCTAGAAGGTATTATAGGTGGACTTTTCGGCGGTATATCTGGATTCCTAGAAGGTTTTATTGGTCTTCCATTAGACTTATTAAAGAGCGGCATATCGTGGATTGCAGGTAAGTTAGGTTTTGAGAATTTTTCCGAACAACTCGATTCATTCTCTTTTAAAGATTTAATTGCAAACCTATTCACTTCTATTACTGATACCATTGTAGGCTTCATAGGTAGTATCAAAGATTCTATTGCTGATATCGGTATTGGAGGTTTAATTCAGAATGTCGCTTTAAACCTATTAAAGATATTTAAGAAGATTGTCACATTCCCTTCTGCAGTAGCATCAGGTGCGATGCATGCAATTGCAGCAGCTATGCCTGGGGGAGAGACTCCGGGTGAAGGGTTCATGCGCGGATTTAACAAAGTATTTACTGCAGGTGATGATAGTATAGACTCTATGAAAGTCCAAGGTGATGGCCTTAACGAGAAAGGCGAAGAGATTAAATCTATGTCTGGTGAGAACGAGCTAGAGAAATCATCTGCTCAACCAACTGTTGTCTCTGCAGTGAATGCTGTAACATCAGATAATTCTACTACTAGGGGTGGGGACACATATGTTATGTCACCTAGTAAGCCTAATAGAAGTAGAGAAGCATTAGCCAGTAGATAAAAAAAGGGACTCCGAAGAATCCCTATAACCTATAACAGGTTTATCCTAAGGTAAGGATTCTTTAGTTCTCTTTAGCCAACTTAGCAAAGTAGGATAAAGTATCATCTTCATCATCACTTGAGGCTGATGACTCCATGACAGGAGCAGCTGTTGCCGCCTGTGCCATTGGGGTTTCATTAACCACACTCATTGCCGGCATGTCCATTGATGGAGCACCTGCATCAATACCCAAAACTTTATTCATCTTAGATTTTAATTCATCATATGACTTATAGTTCTCTGGCTTGAGAAAGTCTTGCAGAGAGTATAGTTTCCCATACACATTCTCTAGTCTCTCTTCATCACCATCAAATAGCGCGGTTGGTTTAGCAAACTCTGACTTGTCATAGTTAACCCATCCTTCTACTTTACGGATCTTGATTTTAAACTCAGCACCTTCCCAGAAGTCGTAAGGATTGATAGGAGTCTCGTCCTCAAATGCAGGCTGCATTGATTCCATAATCTTATCAAAGATTTTCTTACCGAACTTGTAAAGGAATACTTTACCTTCGTTCTCTGGGTTACTAGGATCAGAAACAACCAGGATATTACTTACATAATGTAACCTGCGCTTTCTTTCTCTAGCAACGGCTTTATCTTCATCACGGCCAGAGTTCCATAGTAAACCGTTGGATTCACTTACTGGATCATCTTGACCAATTGAAGTTAAAGAGTTTTCAATATACCAAAGACCAGTAGGACCTTTAAATCCGTGATCCCAATATCGTACCCAAGGAAGGTCTTCACCCTCTTGTGCTGGTAAGAATCGGACTACGGCATAACCGTTTCCTGCTTTATCTCTGGTTGGTTTCCAAAACCTATCATCACCGTAACCGGATTTTGATTCTGTTTTAGTGGATACTGCTTCTGCAGCTTTTACGAGTTTGTCGATTGACGAGCCTCGAGAGCTCTTTAGGTTTGCAAATGACATTTACTTTTCTCCGTATGTGCATTGTATTACGGCATTATCGCCGTTTCTATTGTATTTCACTTTATTCATGATTACTTGTATATTATACATCAAACAAACACATTTGTCAACAACTTCATGCATTTATCTTTATTATATTTTACAAATGGGGTGTACTTTTCAATCTTCCGTTTAGTATCAGGCCACACAATGGTGTCTGTTATCCTTTCAGATTCTTTTCCAATAAACCCAAATATGGAGTTCAGAATAACAACAGTCTCTAAACTAATCTCTTCTTGCATCCATAACTTAATGACCAAGGGTAGTTGTCCGTCTTCACTCTTAAAGTTCTGATCGAATAGCAACCCCTGTTCACTAATTATATTTATATCAATTGAAAACACACGATGTATTGATTCCTGTATTCTCTTATGATCTAAATAATTCTTTTGGCCGTCTTCATTAATCATATCACCTACGTAACCAACTCCATTTTTAAAGTTGGATACAAAGTATGTTAACAAATCCTTCTCATAGTTCTTTGCAAGTTTAGCAAAGAAGTACTTATCCCTTCTCTTAAAGAAGGACTGAGCAGACACATTTGATTTATAATTATATTTGATTGCATCGTACCCGTCAGTTTCAAAGTGAAGCTTGAGGGCATTATATAACTTATAAGAATCAAAGGGATCTATCATTAGGACATCACACTCTCGTATAACGCCTCAACATCTTCTACCGCGCCTACTACTTCTAGCAAGTTTTGTTTGTGGTAGATATCTGCCATCTTTTTAAGATGCTTCTTATCAATTTCAACATCTTCTGCACAAGAATTAACAGCTTCTTTAATGAATTCACGTTGTGCATCCATCAGGGTTTTAGCATTACTGATCTCAATAACACAATCCTTGATTCGCTGCTTATCTTCTGGAGATGATGGTATAATCACATTACTCATAATATTTTCCTATATTGGTAGTTTATTTGTTTGCTTAATTCTAAGCAGGTTTAAATCGGTAGCTTCTGCCTCGATTTTTTGTTTAAGGGAGTCAGATAAAAGTCTGTTTAAACTTTTAAAATCCATCCCTCGTTCTTCTATGATGTAAGCAGCTGCCTCTATATAAGACAAATCCTTACTCCGTGATACAAGGTTCTCTACAGCTGTAGAAAATCTTTTTCGTGTCATAATTTTTGGTTCAATCATATATTCCTTATATTACCCTAAGCAGTACACAGTCTTTGTTGATACGACCGTTTGGTACACTTATCTTAGTGGTGAGTTTATCCCAGACTCTCTTGTCCATCTGTTTGGGGGTGAGTTTCAATACTTCAGGTAAGATATCCTCAGGCTTCCTTAACTTAGCAGTCTTGGATAGGGACTCATCAAAGTTCTTAATAGATGTTCCACTGACTTCAAAGCCTTTAGTAGAAGTAGTGATGTAATGCGATAATGCCCTATACTTTATGTTATAAACAAATAAGTGTTCTTTGCCTGGGATCAGAACAGGATTAATTGAACTAACCTTGGACTCGATGTGTTCCTGCAAGTACTGTAACTTGGCAACTTGAGCATCAGATGCTTTGGGTTTCTTAGCTCTAGGCATTCTAACTGCCTTGAAGGAACCCTTTAACTTATCAAGATCTGCGAAGATTACATCCATTAGATTTAGCATCTTCTTCTGTCGTCTTGGTGTGATGTGGGAATATGCTTCAACCGCTTGCTCACATGTCTTATTATAAGCATCGGATACTAGGTCGTATTCAAACTGAACCTTCTCCTTAAAAGCATTGATTACATTGCTCTTAAGGCCATGCTTTTTCCATAGCTCATATACATTAAATTCTGGTTTAAAGTTTCCTTCCATCCAACTATCAATGACCATATCGTCCCAGTCAGCATGAATGGTCTCCATCATGTTATTATATGACCTTTGAGCAGGACTTATAATAGTCGGGGCCGTGGCAGCAACTTCTTTCTTCTCTGTAGATAATGCTTTACCCTTTAAGACCATCTCGTTTAAGTGTTTAGCCACTCGCTCTTGTATCGCCTCTTCATGATTCCAACCACGATAGTGTAACCTAGTAACAGCACCAATACCGTAATTAATTTCCCAATCAGCAAGTACTTTGAGCGAACTGATCTGGCCTTTATCAAAGTTTAATACTTCTTTGGCGTACTTTAGAGTAGTTGCAGTATAATCTTTTGGCTTTGAAAAGTAATTATACCATTGAGCAGCCTTTGACCAAACGGACTTGCGCTCGGATTCATCTGTCGGTGGTGGCGTATTTGCATCCCACCATGGTTCGGAACCCATGAATTTATCATCAATGGTTACTCGGTTCTTTCGGCCTTTTACTCGGGCCTTTTCTAGTTGTTTACTAGCCATAATTTACTCCTTATGTGATATTATAGGTATATTATACCACGCTTTTAATAAAGTGTCAACCCCCTGACGACATTCTGATAAGGAGTAGAAATTAGTCAT